TACCCCTGAAGAAGAAGAAGAAGAAGAAGAAGCAGTAGTAGAAGTAGAGAGCGCAGATAGCATCATCTTTAGTGGCGGCACAACTTCCGCTGGCATCACAACATCTGGCTTTATGTCAGGCACCCAGATCTTTGGATCTGCTGGCGAAGATGTAGTGATTTTTGACGATCCGCTGGCTTAACCCAGCGCCAAAGCCAAACCCAGGGATGCTCCGCCGCCACCACTTGCGGCAGCCCAACTAAGTGTCCCTGAGCCATCAGAACTCAATGTCCCTGCAGCATCATTTGCTGGCAATGTCCAAACGAGGTTTGAGCCGACAGTTGCTGGTGCCCTGAAAGCAACATAATGAGAACTGTCGGCGTCCATAAATTTCAATGGTGCCTGGGCCGATAACTCAATATCGGTCGTAAATGTCGGACTGGCAGTGGTTGCGTAGTTACCCAGGCTTGAGGTTGTTGCGTACCCAGCGATGCTCGCTCCACTGGGTATCGTGACCGTCCCAGTGAATGTGGGAGATGCCACTGGCGCTTTGGCAGCGAGTGCCGACGCGCTTGGAATGCCTGAGACCGACAGGCTCACATCTGATCCAGAGTTGTCATAGATCAGAGTATCGATTTTTGCCGAGCCATAAGCCATTTAAAATTTCCCCACTGTCCAGGTAGATGTTGCCGGGATTTCAACGGTTACCCCGCTGTCAACTGCAACCGTATAAAGAGACAGACCGTTATGGCCTGCTTGCAATGTAACGTCGGAGCTAATTGTTTGTGCCGCTTGCATAATGGGGCCGCCTGTACCACCACTTGCACCGATTTCAATAATTGATTCGGTGCCGCTGACTGATCGCTTGACGAACAATTTGCCGTCATAAGTATTGACTGCAATTTCTCCCAGGCTGATGTCCGAAACTGCCGGACTTGCCGAGGCGGTGCCCGATCTCTTATGCAGGACTGTATTAGCCATATTTAAAATGTCCCACAATCGATGTTCACATTATCGATGGTGTTGTTTGCTCCAGTAATCGCCACATTTGACATAACTCTGGTAGCACTTAAAACCTGTGTACCGCCGATTTGAAATGTGCCGCTGTTTACGATATTGATTGGTTGATTAAACGTCCAGCTACCGGTTGCATTTAGCCATTGAATGGTTTTATTTGTGGCCCCAGCCAAAGTCAGGCCACCCCCGTCAGCTGTTGTATTAGTAGGGGTTGAGGTATCACCCAGAAGAATATTTTTATCCGTTACACGAATTTCATTTGATGAAATACTTGTCAGCGTGCCATTCACGGTCAAATCACCGCTGACGACCATGTCACCACCGATGGTTACATCATCAGGCAAACCGACGGTTACCGTCGTTCCAACAGTCGAAACATCCACCTCATTGGTGGTCCCTTGAACAGTAATAGCCCCACCCAGATTGACGGTCCCACCATTGATAGTGAAGGAGCTATTTGTCAGTGATGTGTTTGGAACCGACGCCAGACTAAATACGCCTGATGTGGAGTTATACGCCACACCCGTCGCACTGGTTGCGCTTACTGCGGCCCTTGCTCTAGCGTCTGTGTAATAGAGGTTGCTGACCTCACCAATCACCGCAGTCGTGATGCCCTGGAGTGTCGAGGCCCCAAAGTTCACCGTTCCGGTGAAAGTCTTGTCTCCATTTATGGTTTGGCTTGTGCTCAGTGTTGTGTATGATCCAGAGCCCCCAATAGCAATGATACTTGTACTATTCCCCGAGCCATCATCACCAAATCCGTAGTACAGATTATTATCTGCGGATACTTCGTTGAAGCAAATTTCCCCTGATTTAAGGGCTGAAGGAGCACCTGCTGATCCTGAGGCTGCCCTTCTCTTTAACTGAATTGTTACCGCCATTTTTAAAAGTTCCCCCCGTTAAGAGTCAGGTCGTTTTCGAGTAATTGAGTGGGCTGAAATAGGGAGCCATCCCATTCCAAAACTGCACCTGCATTCCCATTATTTAGGTTACCAATTGCAGTGTTGTTGAAAAAAGTTGCCCCTGCAAATGATGGTCCCTGAGGACCTGCTGCAGTCAAAGTGACTACACTTGCCGCACCTTGTGTTTGTGTTACCACAGAAGCATTTATATTGCTTACTGCGACGGCACTTGCAGAGCCGACTGTTACTTCTATTTTATTAGATTCTGTCTGGGAAACAGTAACATTTGCTTTCGGCGCTTTTGTAACTTCCAGTTTATTCTGAAAGTTTTCGGTGATATTGATCAGTTGCGAAACTGGTCTAAGTATTTGAACTTTACTTGTCATGGCATCCCTGAAATTCCAGTATCAAGCAGGGTTCTTCCCTGGAGTAAATAAAATTTATCTCCCCCTGGTTCGGTTATTAATACGTCATATAACCCGCTCTGAGTTATTGCTTGTGTGGTGCTAGCGGTAAGTTTAAGTTTAAATTTTCCAACGGCCTGATCAACAAAAGATGTCACAAAAGTTGCGATATTTGTCCCGCCTTGATCAACGATTTTAGATGTGACACTGTAACCAGACATGTTCACACCGTTGCCTGCCGAGTCTTTGTACTGCAAGTCCAAAGAAAACGTTGCGCCCTGGTGTATTGTTATGTCGAACGTTGCCGGATCGACCATAAAGTTTACCGCTTTATCCTACATATATTGTACTCAAAGCTATTATTAAGTTAGTGGAATGACTGTAATTGGAACCGGTACTCCCCCTTAGTATTGTTGTGTCTGTTGTGGGTGGAGCCGCCGCTGGGTTCCTGACTCTTGGCAGAAAGTTTGAGCAATTTGACCAACGCCTTGTATCTCACATTTTAAAAATAGATTCAAGAATCGATGCCATTGAGCTTCGTCTGGCAAAAGAGTATGTGGACAAGGATGATCTCTCCGTGATTTTACAGCGCTTGGATGATCGCATGGATCGTATGGATTACAAACTTGATCAGATTTTAATGGGAAGAACCATCTAGGCTTTTTAGTTACAATGAGGGCGCTGATAAGTATTTAGGCTACGAAATGGGAATTATTGAATCCCCGATTTTCTGGGTGTTGCTTGCTGCAGCCAGTGAAATCCTGACACTTATTCCTAGTGATAAGGTCAAAAGTAACAGTATTGTTCAACTCCTCGTGTCGGCTATGGAGGCTCTCCTGGCGACTCGTAAGGGAAAGTAACCTGGCCGCCTGATGGGCGGATGATCTGGGCGGGCGGTACACGGTCCACTTTTCAAACTCTGAAGCGAATAATTAACGCAAGAAAGTTTTACGCGGTTTTGCCAAAAAGGTTGGACCGCGCTGAGAAAAAGTGGCACGAACAGCAGCCCGATGAACGGCCCACGGCGGAAATTTCAGAAGCTTCTCCTGATGATTCCGAGGCGCAAGCACTACTGGGTGGTGCGCTTCGCTCCCGTTATAAATTTTTTAAGAAAGATGGAAAGGTTTGACGCCGGTAAATTGCAGGATTTTTTCCGTTTTTACGATTCTGCAAATCAGAACCACGTAGATGCAATCAATCTATTGCAGGAAGAGATTGAATCCCTTGACCCAGACATGCTGGCGGATTACGCCTCATGGGTCAGGCTTTATCGCAATAAAAAATCAGCTGCAACCGGATTAAAGTTTACGCCTTTTTTGTTTGAGCAGCTAAGTGGATACAGCGCAAATAAGTTTTCAGTTGAATTTTGTCACGACTGCGCCTATCTGTTTGAGGAAACTGGATTTTCCGATTCACTCGAAGCCTCCAGAATGTTGATGGGGAATTTGCTTCACGAATCTGCAGGATTTCGCTACAACAAAGAATTAGCTTCGGGCGAAGCTTACGAGGGTAGAGTTCACGATCTAGGCAATACTGAGCCTGGCGATGGACCTCGTTTTCGTGGATGTGGACCGCTTCAAGTTACAGGTCGAGCACACTTCACTCGGTTTTATGAGTGGTTACGCGATGAAGAGGGTATTGACGACCCTAAGATTTTGGATATAGGTACTGAATACGTTGCGGATAAGTACCCATTCTCGATTGCAATTAATTGGATTAATCGCAATAACCTGTTAAAAGTTTGCCTTGAAGAAGGTTTTGATGCGTGTTGTTATCGTATCAATGGCGGATTCAACGGGTATCAAGATCGCGTTGACAAATACTACATCTGTCGCAAGTACATGGTTTAACTAATGCTTAACAAAGACAATTTTATTACAGGCAGCCCAAAAAAGACTTCTATCGGAGATGGTCGTCGAAAAGGTAGTAGTGCAGGACGAACTAAGCGGTCACCCCGTCGCAAAGTTTACCGGGGTCAAGGCAAGCGATGAATGATATTCCGTGGGATATCGTTTTTATGATCTCCTTGCTTTTAAGTGGTGTTTGTTACATTATTTATGCAATTTTAAGGATGGACGACTAATCTTTTTGCGGCTCTTCATACCGTTTCCAGCCTGTCGCCCAGCCGTAAATTTTGGGGTTTGAATCTAGTGGGGCCAGTTCACTGAACCCCCTAGACCAACCTTGTTTGCGTAAAATCTCTTCAATACTATCTTTAATAGCATTCAAGTCTTCTAGGCCGCCTGTGTATCGGAACCTAAGATATTTGATCGAGTTGTCACCCATGTCTGATATTTTTATCCCCGTGGATCTCCTTATGCAGTTCGATTGCGGTCTCAAGGCTTCTCTTTGCCTTGATCAAATCATCTAACTGTTTATCAGGCGATCCTTTGTATTTAAAGGGATAGCGCTGTATATACTTTATCGAGTTTGTCATGACAAATATAAATAAACCTTCTGGACCGTACATGGACTTTGCAACATCGTAAGGCTGCACTCCTTTTTTGTAGTGTTCAGGCTCAGCCACGGATTTGTCTTTAATGTTTTTTCGATTCGCGTCTTTTAAAATTTCACCATAAAAAGATCCAGACTCCGATCCTTGTGGATCAAGGCCTGGATTTGAGAGATAAGTCGGAATGCTGAGGTGATCATCACCCCAGCCACCCTGAACGCCATCATTCAGAAACATTAGAAGAGCACATCTGCCCCTCTATGTAACCGTCTATTGGATCGGTTGGTTTGGGCAAAACGCCCACGGTCCAGGGCCTGCGCAGGGGTACTCAACCCCCCGATACACCAGCGTTTTGGGCTGAGCTTTCACTGCAACCTTTTGGGCTGCTTTAAGAGCCTCTGTTTTCTGCGCTCTGTTACGGACAATCTCTAACACGTTCATGGCTATACCCATGACCACCCCCCGTTGCTTGGGTGGATTCAGTGCAGCCTCACTGGGCTCAACGTACCTCCAGCGTAGCCGTTTATACCAATGTTTGCCCTGTTACAAACGGGCTTCAATGGAGAATAGCGGGCTCGAACCGCTGACCTCATCCATGCCATGGACGCGCTCTACCAGCTGAGCTAATTCCCCTTTGGCTGTGCGTTTAAGCACCAGACCAATATACAGGAGCGCCTTGGGGCAGTGATACGACTCTTCCTTGAGCGGTGCTTTCGTAACGGAACGACAGAGCCACTGGTAGACGGCTACTGGTAGAACTGGTAGAACGGCTTTGTCAGCCCAGTCCACGACTGCCTTTCTACCTGCATGGCATACAGTCTCCTAGGAGCTGAAATCCATTGCAATCACAGGGTTTTTGGGATTTGCTGGTAGAAGCTTTTTCTACCAACTCCTACCAAATCCACCCTTCTACCACCGAATTTTGGCCTCTTCTACCAGTTATGCAAGGGGTCTCTACCAGTGGATTTGGATCGGTATGTTGAGGGGAAGGTTGATCCAACACAACCCTGGAATGAATCGATGGCTCCGGCTGCAGGCACAATCCTTAAGTACGAATTACAGCCCAGGAATGGTCGCCCCCGGTCCATCGCTCTAGAGATTGAAAAGAACACACGGCACTACCGCATAAGGGCACGGGATTACAGCCGAGATAAAAACATCATCTCCAAAAGCCTCGGCATTAAGTGCCCTTCCAATTGCTACTCAACCGACGAGGCAATCAGTCACTTACGCGAACACCCTGAGATATGGATGTTCTTCGAGGGCTGGAAGGAGACTATGGAGGCCGGCAACTGGCCTAAGGAGCTACGGCAAAAGGTTGTTTCTCAGGGCGTCAGTGCAGCG